GTCGAGGCAGGTCGGCGGGCAGCAGCAACTCGTCGGCCAGTCCATCTGAGTCGCGCGCGGCGGTCGAGCGGCGGACGGCGATCACCCGCATTCCCAGCGCCCGCGCCCGCCGCGCCGTCTCGCCGCCGATCGCGCCCATACCGATGATGCCGCAGGTGTCGCCGGCCAGGAAGGTCACCCGGCCTTGATCGGTGATGACCTCGGCGGTGTCCACGGCGGTCGCGATGTCGATGGTGATGACCTCGCGGACACTGCCGCGTAGAAGCCACCGCGCGCTCGCGCCGGTGTGTGTGCCGGTCTCGACGATGACCTCGGGCTTGGTCGCTTCGATGATCTGGGCGTACCGGTCGAGGTCGGGTTGGAGTTTGAGCATGTCGGCGCTGACGAAGTCGTGACGGGCGAGCGCGGCGAACGACCTTTCCAGGTCGATGGCGACGGTGAGATCCGGGTAGGGCTGGAGTACGACGGCTTCCTGCATGACGTAGTCGAGTTCACCGCACCAGATTTCCTTGTGGTGGGTGGTCTTGACCCCGGTGTGCACGACCGGGACGATGCCGGCCTTGAGGAGCCGGCCACAGAAGGCGATGTCCTCCCCGACGATGTCGTCCTGGTGGTCGTAGAGCATGTCGAACCAGTGGTTGCCGACGTCGGCGCGCACTTTTTCCAGTGCCGAGCGGTGGATGAGCAGGAACGCGGCGCCGGTCCCGGCAACCTCGGTGACCCGGTCGTCCTCGTAGTCGCCGTAGTAGCAGAACGACGGGTGGTCGTCGTCCCCCCTCTTGCCGATCTTGTACATGGTGGGGACGATGGTGCGCCGCCAGCCGCCCATGCCGTCGTACGCGGCTTCCATCAGCGCGAAGCACAACGCGCCAACGACGGGGCGGGTCACCGGGTCGGCTGCCTCGTCGAGGAGGCGGTGGACCGCGTTGGCCGCCCATCCCATGTCGGTGTCGATGAACAGCAGCCACTCGTGCTCGGTCTTGTCGAGGAACAGCCGTGCGGCGTAGTTGCGGATGTGCGCGAGGATGCCGCTTCCGCACCGCAGGTTCAGCGGCCTACGGGCGATCCGGTTACCGTGCCCGAGGTCGTACTCCAACATCGCGCGCATGCTCTCGTGCCACGAGTGGCTGACATGCTCGTTGTGCAGGTAGGCGACCTGGACGATTCCGTCGCCGGTGGGTGTGGCGTGGGATTCCATCGCCCTCACCTCGTCCAGGGTCAACATGTCGGACATGTACGGGCCTTTCGGTTGGAGAGTCCGGAGCCCGCTGTCGTGGTGTGGGACTCTCCGCTCACACCACGACAGCGGACGGCTGGGATCTAGCTGCCGGAGTAGGCCAGCTTCGTGATGGACTTCGGACGCCGGGCGAACGTCACCGCTTCGTAGCCCCACACGCCGATCCGGACCAGCGCGGGGCCTACCGGCTGTTCGAACTGGAACTGCATCGGTGGGGAGATGCTGAACAGTTGCTCTTGCGAGTTGAGGATGAAGCCGGTGCTCGCGCCCACGCTGGGCGAGGTCACCACGTCCAGTGTCTCCAGTCGGCCCTGCACGCCGCCGCGGAAGGTGGTGCCGAGGTCGCCGCGGCCGGTCGGGTTCATCGCCGGATATGCCTGCGCCAGAACCAACGGCTTGCCGGTGGTGTCCGTCAGCTTCAGGTAGGTGGCCCACCGGGCCGAGGTGCCCACGAACAGATCCGGGTCGCCGGCCGGCGCGTCGGCGATCGCGACGATGCCGTCGAGGATGCCGGACCGCTGGTTGATGATGTCCGTCGTGGTCAGCACGCCTGCGGAGACGGTGGCGGTGTTGACACCGGTCTGCGCGGTGATCGCGACGATGGCCAGGATTTCGGCGTTGTCGTAGAAGTCGCCGATCATGTCGCCCCAGATGACGGCGTCGACGGCGGGGTTCGACCCTTCCAGCATCTGCCGGGACACCTCGGTGAAGCCGGTGATGTCGGTCGGGGTGACCGTGATCGTGCCGTAGCCCGGGTTGGTGATCGTGGCGTTGATGCCTTCAACGGTGGACGACGTCTTCGCCACTGTCCCCGCCACGGGGATCGTCCAGGCGAACGGCCCCGACCAGGGAACCTGCCGCAGCTGTGCGGCGAGGCGCAACTTCTTGTGCATGACGGGCGCGAATTCTTCGGCCAGCCACACCGGCGGAACCAGGCCGGCTCCCAGTGTGGTCGCACCCGCGCCGAGGACGGCACGCAACTGGGCGTCCTGCTGGGCCCGCTGGACCATGGTGTGGGTGTACCGGGTGAGGCGCTCGGCCGCTGCCTTGTCGCCCATCTTCGATGCCCGGTACTGGTCACCGACGAAGGAGTACTCGCCGCCGCGGGTGTAGGTGCCGGGGTCGCGGTCGAGGGTCCGGCCGCCACCGAGGTTCACTGACCGGGTCGCGGTGCCGTCGCCGGCGTCTGGGCCGTCGCCGGCGTCCGGGCTGTCCTCACCGGCGATCCGGGCGGCGGCCGCGCCGGCGACCAGGTCGTTCATCTGCGCGACCTTCGCGTTGCGGACCTCGATCTCGGACAGGTCCTCGATCTGCTGGAACAGGACCTGCGACCGTTCGCCCATGTCGACGACCGAGCGGAGTTCCTCGGAGGTCATGTCACGACGGCCTTCGGCGGCGCGCTGTTGCAGGCCGGCGATGGACGTCTGCAACGTCGCGTACTGCTCCTTCAGCGACTCAAGGTAGATGTTCTTGGCCACGACAAATCTCCACGTCTGTTCACAGGGGCAGGGGGGTGCTCCGAGTGACCGGGGTGTCGCACAATCCGTGGAAACGTCGTGAGGGTGTCGGCCGGGGTGGGCCGGGGTGTTCACGCGCCGGACGCGGGGTGTCGGTCTGAGCTGGTCTTATTTCCTTCGGCCGTTGAACGGCATTCCGAGTTTGATGGTGCGGATCAGCAGGTCGGTGTCGGGCAGGTCGCGGATTGCGCCGGGCATCAGGAAATGCTCGGCCCGCCGGCGTAGGTCCGCCTCGGCCTCGTCGAACACCTCCTGGGTGGCCCGGCTGCGGACGCCGACCACCGAGGCCTGGTCGCCGTAGGCACCTTCCATGACGATGGCCACCTCGCGCAGGTCGGCGGTGACCCGCTCCACGGTGCCGTCGCCGAGCTTGCGGTCCTTCGCCGTCCGGAACATGATGCTGAGCTGATCGAGGGCGTGGTCGCGGACGAGTTCGAGTGTCTCGTCGCCTGCCGGGGTCTTCGAGGTCTGCAGCTCCACGTACAGGCCGGCGGCGTCGTCACGCAGCAGCGACGCCGCGCCGATCAGGGTTCCGCCCAGCATGGCGTGCTCCCTCGCGAACTTGACCCGCTGCGGCCGGTCCAGTTGGTGGTTGAACGCGCCGCGGGCGAACTGCTCCACCAGCCGGTCGTCGATGCGGGTCGGTGCGTGGTAGGGCACCGCTATCCCGTACACGGTGCGACCGCCGCCGCCCGAGCGGACCTCCAGGTCCGGGGCGAAGGACCGGAACAGGTTCTCCGTCATCGCTCAGCCCCGCCGGGTGCCGTCGCGGAAGTAGTGCATTTCGTGCGCCGAGCAGATCTCCGCACCGGGGATGACCCGGCCGTCCGCGTAGTGCCCGGTGCCGTCGTCGACGACGCACTTTCCCGGTTTGGTCCGCGGTTGCGGCTCCTCGTCCGTCTTCGGTGCCGCGTCACCGGATGATCGGGATGTGTGATGCAGCGCCGCCGCGTCGTCCTCGGGCCCGGTGGCCCTGCTCTCGGTTGCTCTCGCCACGACTGCGCTCCTATCCTTCGTACCTGCTGGATTTCGACGCCTTTTCGCAGGTCTGGGCGCCTCTTGGGCTGGCATGGGGTTGAATCGGCGGTTTCATCGGCACCTGCGCTGGCGTCCTTGGTGTCACGGCTGCGCCTGGGGCGGTGTGATGGCCGGCGGGGAGACGTAGGCGTCCGGCATGGCCGGCTTGTCCGGCAGCGGCGCCCGGTGCTCCAGTTCCCGTACCTCATCGGTGGTCAGGAAGCCCTTGTCCAATGCGATCGCGTGGGCCTGGTAGCGGGTCAGGGTGTCGGCGCGGAGGATGGCGTCGGTGTTGGCGCGGGCGCACGTACCGCGGGGAAATGCGAGGCTCAAGGTCTGTTCGAACCGGGCAACATGTCCGCCGAGGGAGAACTTGAGCAGGTTGACCTCGTCTTGCCCGATATTGGAGTACTGGCGGGCGCTGTTCATTCCACCCAGCCAGCCGACCGGCAGCC